TCACCTACTAAAAATGAGAAAGCATTTCTCAAGCTTGTAAGACCATATAACACGCTTCTCAACATCACTATCATTAATTGAAATTGCTGCTCGCTCTATATTATTTAAATATTTTGCTGTACGTTCAGAGAATTGTTTAGCACTATTTTTAGCTCTATCTAAATCTGTTTCAAATGATCTGATAAATTTTCTTGTTTGGTGAGAAGACTTATCCAGCCCTTGTTGAAACTCAGCTGTTTCTAAACTCAAATTAATATTTAACTTACCTAATGACATAAATGCCCCCAATAAAAAACCCGCATTAAGCGGGTTCTTACACAATCAAAAGCCTTATTTAATAATAATATATTTTACAGGTTTCTTTTCTCTGCTTTTCCAAGTTCTTATAACGTTTATCTACCTCAATAAACATCATCACTAAACGCACTAAAAAAATCGTGAAAAATATGCTAAGAAAGATAAGGATATAAATAAAGTCAACAGCAAAAAGTAGAAAGATGATCCCAAATATACTAACCATAAAAAAGAAAATGTTGGCACAAAATTTAATGAAATCAATCATATTTCTACCCTATCTTTATTAAATCTAGCAATAATCAGTTTATTTACCAAATAATTTATTCCATTTTTCCTCACGAGATAAATGTGGATCTCGGATAATCTTGAAACACCATATTAAGCAGAAAAATGCAATCATTAAACAAATTCCAACAAAAATAGCTTTTCCAATTTCACCATAATGAGAAATCAAAAAAAGCACTACTCCGAAAGGAAGAGCAATAATAGCGAGAAGAAATATCAGTTTGAATATTTCCCCTATCAGCCAATCAATAGATTCAATAAACATTTTCATTGCGTCCCCTTCTAAGTTCGCGCGCAATCCGTGAGAAGTTAAAATATCTTTATAACCATTTCTTTTTAAAACGCTGTTGGCTGTCTGACTGCTTGCGTGCTTGGTGCGGTCTGAATGGTGAGAAAATACAAATTTATTATTTCCGTTATGTTTTTTAATCTCTTCAAGTAAAAAATTGCTTGGCTTGACAATGGAACAATATGCGCTTTTGGTGCTTTTTCTTTGCGTGTAATTTTTGTATCTTTCCAAATTTGCGCAAATTCATAAAGTGTAATCTTTTGCTTTTCTTCTTCTTTTGCTTGGTCTGCTAAATACTGGAACGGATCTAAGCCTTTAGAAATAAGTTTGTTATAGCGTCTTGTTGTTTCTCTAGCTTCTTCAAGCGATAAATCAGGGTGTTCGCCAATTTTGCGCTTGAGCCGTTTTTTAGTATACCAAAACAAAAATGTTTTCTTGTTTGCACTGTAAACGTGCAAATAAAGATTATTGCCGTCTGAATACGGCGTTTGTTTTGGTTTAAGTAATTTAATTCTTGTTTCTGTTAACGGTTTAACAAATTTTGCCATTGTTGCATCAATCCTTGTCCTATAAGGGTTTATAGAATTGATGTAACGTTTTGTGAAACCATTTTTTAAAAAGTTACATCAACGTTACATCAATCTTGAAAACAAATGCAATCAATGCAACAAATAAAAATGGTCTTTTTTATATTTTTCAATAACTTGCAACGCTATGCAATGTTATGAATATAACCAGTGGTGGAGCTGGGGGAATCTGAATTTTAATGTTATCCATTTGATGCATAACACTAATTTTTGGAAAGATGAATTCTTCATTCAGTTTTTACTACTAAAAAGTTAGGCTGGGCAATATGTGTGAAGATCAAACCCAATCTGACAACCATCCGTTTAAAAATGAGTGCCTGTCATATTATGGTTGATCTTCTACAAATTAGTCCAATAATTGTCGCTCTACTTCAGCACTGCTTCCTTGTAATTTAGTATTTCACAATTAATAGGGAAATTACTTTTAAAGTCCTTTAAAGGTTTTATCCAATCTCAATTGGATAACCACCTTTTCCTGTGAATTCAAAAGTTTTTTGATGATGTGGCCATAATACCCCTTCGGAAGATGGTATCAAAGAATCTGCCTCTAAGTAGGTATCACGATAATGTCTACTTCCCTCACTAATGAAATCATCGCTATATGTCAATGTCGCTACTCGCCAACCTCGTTTTAATAATTGATCTTGCGGGTTTGATTGAGCGTAAGAAGTAAGTAATTCTACAGCACGCTTATCATCAATACCAACATCACTTGGGCTAGGTTTAATAGTTATGCCATAAGTTGGATATAGCGTGTAACTTAACTTAATGCCCTGTTCAAGCTTGTCATAAATGACATCAAGTCGTTCATCTTCGATGTCTTCTCCATCTTCACACTCATAAATTCTATAATGGTTGATATTCTCATCAATTTCTTGAGCGTAATAATTTACCACTTTGACTCGTTCCATTTCTGTTAAATTAGGTGCGTAGATTTCATTTTTTGTAGATGGCAATAACTTAAGTTGTTTCATAAATTCTGAGGCAGTGGCGGCATTAACTACGGCAAAGCGCTCTTTATTTTGGACATCATAATCAATAGGTTCAATAAAAAAGCGGTATTTTGTGAAAAATGCACCATTTTCTAGATAGAAACGTATCTCATTTTCTCCAATATTAAACTGCTGATTATCCGCAGCTAAAGTGATTTCTGTAACACTAGATGAAACTAAAATTTTAGGATTTTGATTAATTTGATAGGCTGTATCAACGCTTAGCCCAGTAAGTTTGATTCGGTAATTGGCGCTGTATCTTATCGTTTCTACAGGATTATCATTCTCTAACATCGTCAGTTGTGGATTATAACCCGGTGTAATGAAGTATTCCGGAAATGGTGTTCCGCTCTGCTTGATTACATACATTAGAAAATGGCGTTTAATCAACTTATCCAATTCACTTGTATCTAAACGATAATTTTTTTCTCTAGCTTGTTGGTAAAAGACATTAAGGTTTTCCGGTGTTAACACAGAGAAAAAATCTAAAGCATCTTCACCTTTTTCTCCTTTCTCACCTCTAATGAAGTTCAAAAAATCTTCTATTGTGCCACTATGTCCGGCTTCCAGCCAAATTTCATAGGCTGACTTCCCGTTCATACCTCTTTTACCTGTCTCTCCTCTTTCACCCTGTTCTCCTTTCTCTCCACGAAAAATTTCACCAGGTAAAATACTGACTTGTAATTCAATCTCGTTTTTACTGATTTCTAAATTCAATTTACTCATTTAAATCTCCTGAATCGTTAAAATAGTTTCTTTAAAAAGTTATTCCGTAATATCAGGTTCAATGGTTATTTTGCCTGCAAATAAGGTTCGCACACACCCTGCTTTTCGCATCTGACAGTCATAACGCCAACGTACCGCTTTAACATTTTTTGTTAAGTTATGGCTGAATATCAGTTGCATTGTAAAATCATCAAGCACCAAAATTGAACCTGATTCATTGGATAATGTCAGCGTTTCATTTCCGACGTTACTTTTCAGCGTCATTTTTAATTCAGCCTCTTGCAAACTAAAATTAGGTAAGGCTTCAATTCGTACAGTGAAAATCGTGTCATCACCTCGATAAATTTTAAGATCTTTAATATCCATAAGTTCTCCTAATAAAAAACCCAGCCTAATGACTGGGTTTTGCTTTAATTTGATTTTCCACAATCTATGCCACAATCTGTTCGGTGGCTTTTAAATGCTGATAAATGCGAACAAGCATAATTTCGTTCGGTGTTTTGCCAATGTCTTCCTCCGTAAGTGGTTTTTCCGTCAGCATTTTTGCTTCCTCCGGATCGATATATTTATATTCGCTAATCATCGGCACAAAGTCGATGAGTTCTCCTTCACTGTCTTCGCCAAAGCCAAGCACATATTTGGCATTAATAGCCCCATCATCTGAAGTCGAATAGTTAGCAATGGCTGAATAAACGGGTTTTAAGATTTTATTAAATGTTGTCATTATGTTTTCCTTTTTTTCGTTGAAATAAAAATCGCCGTAAAGTGTGATAACACGATAACGGCGATGGGATAAAATGCATTATGCTTTTGCGATTAATAGTACGATTGGATAGGTGAACTTGGATCCTATTGATCCTCCAGTTTGTTCAAATTTTAAATTAATGGTTTGATTTTTCGGTAAACTAAAAGTCATCCAAGTATTCACGTTCTCCCATATTTTAGTACCCCTAATTGTAGAACTATAAACCTGTTTACCATTACAAGTCACTTTATAAGTTAAATATCCAGGTTTATCAGTATTTTTATCGCCTCCAAGAAGATAAACAACACAATAAGTCACCATACAGATCCGATTAAATGGTGCCGCAGGAATGATAATTCCATTACTATTAAGACTATAAGCCTTCACCACATCCCCGATAATATTCTCAGCTCGTACCGTGACCCCTTCAATCGTTGCGCCACGAATTATGCCACCATTAATGGTGGTACCATTTATCGTGGTGCCGTTGATGGTGCCGCCTTGAATGGTGTTTCCCTCTATGCGTGTGCCGGTTATTGTGCCGGCGGTCACTTTGCCCAAATTCGCACTAATCGCGGATAAGTTTGAAACATTGAGCTTATCGGCAGAAATGGTCTTTGAGGCAATATGGTTTGAAGTGATGGCGTTCGCGGCAATCTTGCTGGCACTCACCGCGCCAGCAGCGATTTTCTCCGCCGTCACCGAGTTGGCTGCCAACTTCTCCGCGATCACGGTGCCGGTTTTGATCGAACCGCCGTGGATCACGGTCACACCGGTCGAGCGCCAAGGGCTAGGTTCACGTGTATATTGCGTACACTCTTCCAGCATCGGGCGGCGTAACACGGTGAACGTGTTGTCCACATTGGCTTTTTTATGCTGATCGAAAATACAGCGTGCCGTGCCGCTGGCAGTCACTTGAAACTTCATCCAAATGCGGGTGGTGTCTTGTAAGCCGTTGGTATAACTGGACGTTGACGTGTCGCCAACGCCGGCACCGCTATAACTCCGGCTCACATTGGCAATCTTCAGTCCATTTTGAGGCTCAATGTTCACACTCACATAGCCACGATGAGCCGCCACAAAGCCGGATAACAGATACCAGTTGCCGGCAACCAATTTGATATCTTGATAAATGCCACCAAAGCGTTGTTCCGGCAAAGTGGCACTCTTCATTGAGGGTTGCCAACGGTATTGATTTTCACCGGCGAGATACTCTTTGCCTTGCCAGTTGCCTTCGCTGTTGTTGTTAATATTGATGCCGCTGTTGGCATTGACCACATTCGTGTTTTGATATAACGACCAGCCGTCCGCATTGTTGGCAAAAATCGGGTTATAGAGCAGATTACCACCTAAACCAATCGCCAATTTGTCCGCTGTCAATTCGCCGGCGGCAATGTGTGTTCCCCGAATCGCACCAGCTTGAATGCTGCCGGTGGTCACGCTGTTGGCTGCCAGTTTATCTGCAGTAATGGCATTCGCTCTTAATTGCTGTGTGCCGACTGCTGCCGCCTGTAGATGGTTGGTGCCAATGCTGTTGCTAGCGATTTGGCTGGCACTGAGGGTGCCACTTAATTGTTGTGTAGGAATGCGTGCGAGTTTCTCCGCCGGAATAACGCCATTGATTTGATCCGGCGTGATGTTGTCAACCTCCATCGTGGCGTAACGCTGCCCATTCCAAGTGTAAAAACGTTTATCCGCTAAATTATAGATCAGGTTAACCTGTTGAAACTGCGCCACATTGCCGAGCGTTTCCACCACTTTCACCGCTTCCAAACCTCGTGCGGCAAAGCCGGTGTCGATCACCTCATTGACAACGTTTTCGCTTAGCTCCTGTTGCAATTCGTTCAAGGCTTTTTCAATGTCGGCACTGGTTTCGCCGCGCAAGCCTTGCATTTGGTACAGCGGCCCCACATTTTGCCCACGTGTATGACACAGCCAATAATAGTAGACACTGTTCGGTGCAACGGTGTGCGCATACATTCGGTTGTCGCTCACTTTCACTAAGCGTTTTGCCGCCATCCAGTCGTCTTCGGTCGCAAAATAAATTTCTGTTTGCGTGAACTCATCCACATAATCCCACTCAATCAGAATGTTTTCAATGCCACCACTGACCACAACACCGGTCGGAATCGGTGGCCGGTCAATGGTAAAGGTTTTTGTCTTTTCACTTAATACTCGACCTTTTTCATCCTTAGCAAGGATGATGACACTATATTCGCCATTCGGCAGATTATCTAATTTCACTTCTGCCGTTTTTTGCCCAATATAGCTTTGATACAGCTTTTCGCCTTGATAAATCAAAATATCATAACGTGTAATGATCGCATTGCCGGCGGTCACTTCCGCATTGATCACCGCACCTGTGCCACTGGCGGTGTTAATTACCACATCGGTGAGTTGCGGCGCGGAATATAATGTTTTCGACACCGCTTCAAAATGCGCACCGTTATCAACAATCGCCTCTTTTTGGGGTTCGTGTTGCAAGGCAGTAATGGTGTAGCTGCCGTTTTCATTTTCGCTAATCGACACCGCGCGATACAATCCGCCACGCACCGCCGAGGTTGCCAACGACCACACGCCAAATTCGGTTAAGCCGGTTGGGGTGCTGTCTAAGGTGATAATGCTGCCATTAACGGCTTGAATTTTGATAGTCTGCTGTTTCGCTTCGGCATTAATATAGCTGAAATAACTTGCGCCGTTTACGTCAATTTCCCGATCTAACGTCACTTCACGCCCTTTCACAGCCAACACACGTCCGCCGATATTGGTGCCGGCGTAATGATTGTCGGCAACGCGGATAATGTCACCCGGCAAGTGCATTAAGCCTTCACGCCCGACAGAAAAAGTGATGGTTTCTTTTTCCAGCTTTTCTGTTTCTAAAATCCAACGCCCTAAGCGGTAGGCTTGCCCACGCGAGGTGCAACCAAAGGCAGTCACCTTTTTCACGTTCGCACCGTAACGTTTCACCGCCTCATCGTCCGACACATACTCAATTTTTTTCTCGTAAAAATCGTTTTTGTCGAGATATTCCACGTGGATAATGTTATGCCGTGCTTTTAACGCGGAGTAGCTGCGATCAAATTCACCGTTGACCACATTGGCATTGGTGTACGTCCACACGGGATCACTTGGTCGATCTTGAATAGCAGTTAGTTGCTGGCCATTCCACACCGGCATTGCCCGAAAGATGGAAGCTAAGTCGTTAATTAAGTCATAGGCTTGTCGCTGTTCTGTCAGCCAACAGTTGCAGGTCATTCGTGGCTCTGTGCCGCCAAAGCCGTCCGGCACCAACACATCGCAATATTGCGCAATCGCATACAATGCCCATTTATCAACACTGAAATCACCTAAACGCTGCCCCATTCCATATCGTTTGTTAGTCAGTAAATCGTAAAAAACCCACGCCGGGTTATTCGTCCACGCCACCTTAAAACGCCCATCCCATAAACCACTGTAACTGCGGGCAATAGGGTCATAATTGCTTGGCACTTTCACTTTAATGCCACGCACCAAGTAATTACGCTGCGGAATGTTGGAAAAATACTCCGAATCAAACATAATGCCGGCAAGTGCGGTGTTCGGATAGGCAAATTCGGTATCGATAATTTCGGTGTAGCTTGACCAAATCGTCGCATTCTGTAACCGCTGTTTTTCGCTGTCGGCAGTTAATCGCTCCACTTTGATTTGAAACGGCACTTCTGGCAGATTGTCGATCACCATTTGACGTAAATATTGGCTGCTGTATTTGCCGTTAAAATTGACCGGATATTGCTGATTGCCAACCGTGACCACTAAATCCACTCTCGCCGCCACGGTGTCGCCGTTATCTTTTTGTTGAAACAAGCTGCGTACACCAAGTGTTAAACGCAACCTTGTGACTTTGGCATCGGTCACCGTGCGAGTCAGTGCGGTCGTTTGCTTCACTTCAGCACCAACCCCAATTTCACGTTCTGAGGTGTTGAAACCTCGCATAATCGCTTGCTCTTGCGAACCGATTGTGCCTTGCAACTCCATATTTTTAAAGTTGTAACTGCCATTAGCGTTCTGTATCGGCGTTTTATCTAAATAGATCGATTTGACATTGTCTTTTAAGCCTTGAATTTCTCCTTCGGAAATCACTTCAACAATTTTAATCCGTTGTTTTGAGCGTCCACTTTCCGGCGCTTCATACGGCGTATGTCCGCCACCACCACCTTTTCCCATCTTAATTATCCTTTTCTAAATTTGCCTTTCTTCGGTTCGGTTTTCTTTTTCATCTCTTCATCCACATTGTAGGTTTCAATCCCCTGTGAAATGATGAGTGAGCCGGTTAAAATTTCCCCATAAGCTAACGGCACCGGTCGCCCTTGTGCCGACAAATTGCCCAAATTGCTGAATGAGGTGGATTGCTTTTTCTCCTGCTCTGTGCCGACACTGCCCATTTTCGGTTGAGGGGCTAACATTTGTGAAATACCGCCCAACAACATTGCCGCACCTAACATTAATGGCATTTGTGCCGCACCGGCTAATAGCCCGGTTCCGCCAACCGCTGCCCAGCCTAATGGGTTCCAGAAAGCCAAACCGATCAAGGCAACACCTAACACTGCACTGAAAATACCGCCACTTTTCGCCCCTTTAATCACCGGCGTGAGATGCACCACGGCGTTATCGTTTAATTTGTAGAGCATATCTTTTTCCAGCGATGCGGTGGTGACCAGATGTTTGCCAATCCGCACTTTGTAATACCCTTGCTGTAAGGCTTGCCGGAAACCGACCAATTGGCAACACAAGGCGCGGATTGCTTCTGCGGTGTCTTCCACCGCTAAATCGATGGCAGTGCCAAATCGTTTAAGATTGCCGTAAAGTTTAATTGTTGCCATTGTTGGTATCTCCAAATGCTGTGTGTATGTTTAAGCCAATAGCCATCGTATAAATCCCGTTTTGATAAGCGTTGTGGGCTGTGATGTAGCACCCAGTTGTCGCCAACATAAATCGCGGCGTGGTTCGGCACATCCGCCCCCACTTGCATTAAAATCACATCGCCAAGTTGCGGTTCGTCCACCTGCTCAAAGCCGTGTGTGGTCATATTGTCCAGATAAAGATTGCCTCCCTCGTGCCACCAATCGTCCGCGCGTGCGAAATCAGGGAAATCCACGCCCGACAACATATAGGCATCACGAAACAGGCTATAACAATCACTTTCACCGTGAAGAAATTCGCGCCCTAACAGCGGCTTGATATAACGGAATTTATGCACGCTTTCATTGCAAACCAACCACCAATCCAAACCGGACTGTAGCTGCATTTGCCGGTCGGCAGTGGATAAAACCGGCGCACCGTTCGGATGAGAGTGCACAATGGCAACAATACCGTCATAATGATTGGCATTTATATAATCTTCTGCGGCAATCTCGAAAAAGTTTTCCGGATCGTCCGCCACATTGCGACAAGGCAAAAAGCGTTGTTGCTTGCCCTCAAAAACGACAAAACCGCACATTTCGTGCGGCTCGCAGGATTGGGCGTAAGAAACGATTTGATCTTTTAATTTTTGTAACATAAGGCTTTACACTCATTCTTTACTAATGTATCATCTCGCTATACATAAGGTAGAGATGACAATGATTATTTCATTCAAACATAAAGGCTTGCAGGCATTTTTTGAAACTGGATCAACGGCAGGTATTCAACCTAAGCACGCACAAAAGCTCCATTTATTGCTTACTACCCTGAATATGGTTAGTGATGTTGCTGAAATGGATATGCCTGGTTGGAACTTGCATCCGCTGAAAGGGGATTTAAGCGGACATTGGTCCGTTAAAGTCAATGCCAACTGGCGTTTAACCTTTAAATTTGAAAACGGCGATGCTGAAATTGTCAATTATCAAGATTACCACTAAGGAGTAAGCAATGAGAATGTTCAACCCAGCCCACCCCGGTGAAGTATTAAGAGATATTATTTCTGAATTTAAAATCAACGAGGTTGCCGATAAACTTGGTGTAACACGCGTTACACTTTCCCGAATTTTAAATGCCAAAACGAGCGTTACCCCTGAAATGGCAGTGCGTCTTAGTAAACTTTTGCCAAATACTTCACCGAACTTATGGCTAAATATGCAAGCTCAATATGACTTATGGCATTTAGAGCAAGATAAACAATTTGATGTTCAACCGTTATATGCGAACAATCCAATGGATAAACGCCTTTAACCCACCTTATTAATACTCGGAAAACCACCAAAATTCAGGGTATTATTCCGCATTTTGCAGCCGGTTAAACAACGGCTGCATTTGTCCTTTTTCGGATCGCCGGTCGGCATATCCTTTTCATCCGCCACCGGCGCACCGTTATAACCGCATTCACTGGAACGATAAATCCACGCGCAGGTGTCTGCCATCATCATTCTTGCCGGCAGATAAGCATTGTCGGTTTCGGTCGGCAACGCCAACGTAAAGGTGGCAACATCCTGTTTTAAACTGCTTAACTGTTCAATGATATAAAGGCTGACCAGTTCTTGCGTTGGATCCGCCTGCGGATTGCCCTCACGAAAATTGACGGCATCAAGATAATGCAGATAGACTTGTCGCCGCCGCACCACTGCGCCTACCGCTTCATTAAAATCTACGGCAATGCCGGTGATTAACCCTAACAGATTGGAAACAGTTAAGGTCGGGCGATTGCTCGGTCCATTGCCGTTTAACTCAAAACCGCCGGCTTTGATCGGATAAGCTTTATAAGTTTGCCCTTGCCACACAATGTCTTGATAACGTTCATTTGTGCCGGCATAAAAGCGATAAATCTCGCCTTGTTCACCTTGTCGGTTCTGCAAACTGCGCATATCCACTTCGTACAGCTCAATCAAAGCATTTTGTTCAATTTTGCTTAATTCCAGCTTAAATGCATTGCTCATTATTTGTGGCATTATGGCACTTCCTCAAATTCACAACTAAATTCACTATAGGTTTGGTTCATTTCAATGCGCCACTGACCGCACACCACTTTTTTACGACTTTTTGTGAACGGGTCATTAAAATAAAAAGGCTCAACGCCACCGTGTTGAGCCAAGAACGCATCCACTGCCAAACGTTCCTTGTTTTTCACTTTTACCGTAACCGGATAACGCCGCAGCAAGCTATTTATGCCAACTTTGGCACGCTGGGCATAACCATCGCCAAACTGCACCACATTGCGGCGTGGTTCATTTTCAATTGTGAGCTTTGGCCGCACACACCATTTAAACGTTTCCATTAGGCAAAGGCTCCTCCGGCTCTAAAATTGGTTTGTAACATACTGCTTGCCTCCTGTTTAGCAATTTTTCGCATTAACTCCACCGTTACTTGCAACTGTTCGCCTTGCTGTTTTTGCGTCACTTTGGCATCCACCGGCTCCCCGTTGTTGATCACTTTGATGCTAACATTGGCATTTTGTGTTTTGGCTTTCACCATTGGCACTTTCGGCACAGCCACACCGCCACCGTTGGCAAAGCCCCTGCGACCATAATTTAGGTAATTGAGATAGCCTAACCCAAGCCGTGCGGTAGCTTCTTTGGTGATGACGTATTCACCTTTATGCACGATACCCGCAGGCGTATATTTACCGCCTAAACCGGTGAAGCCACCGTTATCAAAACCGACTAAACCCCCTTGGGAAAAGCCCAACAATTTCCCAAAAGACGTGCCACCAAAAGCGGACTCAAGCGCCTTGAACACCATCATTTTCATAATCATTGCGCTAATATCTTTGATGATCGACTGTGCTAAATCATTAAAATTTGCTTTCCCTGTCAATACAAAATCGGTTAACACATCTGACATTCCGCCAAGGGCATTTTGTGTAATCTGTGAAACATTCGCCATCACATTATTGGCAGCCTCCCCAAATTTCACGATGCCATCCTGCAAACCGAGCAACGGATTAGACTGTGCTAATGCTTTTTGTCTTTCAATTTCCGCTCTACGCGCTTTTAGCTTGATAATTTCCGCATCTAATTGTGCAGCATTCTCTTTTGACATCCCGATTTTAAGGCGTGCGGCTTCCAGATCTAATTGATGGTTATACTGAATTAAATCCTGCTCTTTACGTGTTTTTCCCAACAGACTTAATTCAAACTCCATTGCATCAAGCTGTTTGTTGTTATTGATACCGAACTGAGCAATCGCTTTTTTCTGCGTTTCGCTATCAATTTGACGCGCCATTTCTTTCAGTTTCGCGACACCTTCCACCCCGTATGCCGCATATTTTTCTGCATTAGCGGTGATGTCTTGTTGTAGTTTACTAAACTCTTGGTACTGGCTTGGTTCACCGAACAGCTTAATATCACTCGTATCAGCTCTTAGCTGTGCAATGCGGTTTTGCATTTCGGTCAGCTGATCGGTGTATTGTTTAACGTAATCTGTTTTCGTACCTTTTGCTTTTACTTTCAGCTCTTTTTCAAGTGTTTGCGTTTCTTGATCGCTACTGAATAATTGACCAATTTCCTTGCCCATAGCCAGCATTGTTTTAAGCTGCCCCGCCGAAAGATTTATCGCTTTCGCTGCACTTTCAGCAGCTGCCACGTCACCTCTCGCAATTGCATTTAACACTTCTGAGTATTTAGCCCCTTTTTCACCAAGCACATCATAAAGCCCAGCTAAAACAAATGAAGCTTTAGCGTGTCCTTGATTTTTAAGCCTTAATACTTCTAATTTTGTTCTTAAATCATCTGATTTTTTAGTCAGTGCTTCTTGTGCTTTTTTTAAGTCCAGCACAGCTTGTTCCGCTGTTTTTGTTTCCTTGGTCGTGTTTTTGAGTTTGTTCGGCAACTCCGCAAGAGCCTCGTTAATGAGCTTGCTATCTACTCCCATCAATTTCAGTTTGCGTGCAAAATCTTCCGTACTTTTCCCGCTTTGTAGAAATAACACACCTAATTGAATAACTTGATTTTTTAACACGGAAAAATCAATATCCTGATTTTCTTTGATCTGTTGTAACTTATCTCTAAGCAAGTCCAAATCTTTCTTGCTTTTCTCTGATAATTCCAAACCAAACTGCCAATGTGTTGTCTGAATTTCTGAAATTTCCGCCTCTACACTCGTAATCTGTTTTTCATAATTCTCAAGATCTTTTAGCTGATCTGCAATTTTTAGCGATAAGGCACTGGCACTTAAGCCATCATAGCTTTCTCTTAATCTTTCATTCGCACTTGCGGTATCCAATGCTTTTTGCTGTGCTTCTTTTGCCTGCATTGAAAAATAAAACAGAGCACTTCCCGCTAGCATTGCGGCACCTGTTGGTCCGCCCAGTAAACCCAATGCCCCTTTTAAGACACCACTTGCTTTAGTCACTAAGCTATTTGCGACAGAGAGCTCTCGTTTCGCCTGTGCCTCTTGTTTTGCCAATGCAATAATCTGTTGCGATTGCACTTTCATTTGCTCACGCAAGGCAAATTGTGTACGTTCGCTTTGCGCTGCCTTATATTGCTCCGCCAATACCGCTTGCATTGTTTGCATTTCCAAGCGTTTCGCCCTAATGTTGTCATAGGTCGCTTTTACTGAACTATAATGTTCACGCGTATTTTTAGCGGTATTATAGGCACTTACCAACATTCCATTAGCATACCGCCCAATATAAGCAACAGCACCGGCAGCAACAAAAGCACCGGTGACTTTAATTAAGCTATCAAGATTATTTGCCGCAAAATCAATACTTTTTGCAAACATTCCAGTAATTCCATTGGCTTTATCCAGCTCGCCAATGGTTTTTACCATATGTGTTTCTAAATTCGTGAATGCCTGAGAAACCGTAATAACACGCTTCTCAAAATCACTATCCACAGAATCTTTCGCTTTTTTTAATGCCTCAATCACTTTTGGAATCGCCAATTCTCCAGCTTTTCCCATTGCTTTCAATTCTGCGGTAGTAATCCCTAAGCCTTTTGCGATTGCGTCAGCAAGCCCCGGCGTTTGTTCCATTACGGAATTGAGTTCCTCTCCCCGCAATTCACCACTTGCCATTGCCTGCCCAAATTGCATTAATGCAGCTTCAGCAGATGCCGCACTTGCACCAGACATCGCCACCGACTTAGAAACGGTTTCTGTGAGTGATGCAACCTCCGCTTGTGATAAGCCTAGCTGTTTAGCGTTTTTTGCGAAACGTTGGTAAACTTCAGAAGTAGCATTTAGGCTTTGATTAGTTTTTAGGGCAATATCGAAAACAGACTCTGTCGCCGCTACCATTTGAACAGTGCTTTCTGTGACTAACCGCATACGGTTTTGTAGTTCAGTGTAGCTGTCAGCGTATTGTAATGTTTTGGAAGCGGCAGAAGATAAATGACTTGCTGCAAAACTGCCAATGCTAGCCAAAAAATGTCGACTTGTTGTCTTATTAATTGAAATTGCTGCTCGCTCTATATTATTTAAATATTTTGCTGTACGTTCAGAGAATTGTTTAGCACTATTTTTAGCTCTATCTAAATCTGTTTCAAATGATTTGATAAATTTTCTTGCTTGGTGAGAAGACTTATCCAGCCCTTGTTGAAACTCAGCTGTTTCTAAACTCAAATTAATATTTAACTTACCTAATGACATAATGCCCCCAATAAAAAACCCGCATTAAGCGGGTTCTTATACAATTTATACAATCAAAAGCCTTATTTAATAATAATATATTTTACAGGTTTCTTTCTCTGCTTTTCCAAGTTCTTATAACGTTTATCTACCTCAATAAACATCATCACTAAACGCACTAAAAAAATCGTGAAAAATATGCCAAGAAAGATAAGGATATAAATAAAGTCAACAGCAAAAAGTAGAAAGATGATCCCAAATATACTAACCATAAAAAAGAAAACGTTGGCACAAAATTTAATGAAATCAATCATTTTTTCATCTCCACAATTAAATCTATTTAGGCTATTAATATTTCTATTTTATAATGACATACCTAACTTTATCTCGTTCTGCTTGCTCCGCCTTTTTAGCTTCCTGTTCTTTTTCCCATTTCTTATTTGAGAAAAATAATACTATCCCTATGAGGAATGCAAGTATCACCAAACCAATAAATAAAATAACAAGATATTTCCAAATTACTCCTGTAGAAAAGCCTAGTACAACAGAGATAAAAATAAGAGGTAAAATAAAAAAGATCGCTACAACACTTTTTATCTCACCTAATAAAAAGCTAAGCATTCCAAATTCTTTTTTGAACATATTGCCTCCTAAACGTTATTACCAATCTACCAAATCCCTACTGGCAGTCAAGCTATTTCAATAAAGAAATCAATAAACTTTTCCCTGCTAACTTAATCGCCTCAAAAGATAAATCAATCCCTTTGGTTTTAATGATTTGTTTAATTTTATTCCACGCCGTATCACTTCGGATTTTGTCGAGAAATTCGTGTCCTTGCCACGTTAAATTTATTGCCACAAAATCCGCATCGCCCATTGTAGAATTATCTTCAATGCAAATCAGTTCAGCCTGTGCCAACAGTTGATAATGATATGCCACTACATCAGGCGGAAAGCCTTTTATGCTCTCACTATCCAACGGCGTATCATCAACCTTTTGCTCAAGTTTGAACAAAATTTTGCGGATAAGCTCCCAATCTCTTTTCATTTTTTATTCTCCTGCAACCGTACTAAAAATAAAGTACGGTTGCTTTTAGTCGAATTAATTCAACAAATGATCTACTGCTTTAATAATCGTCAGTTTTTCGCTGTTATTTCTTATAAACGTTTAGCTTTTGTCATTGCGTTTTCTAATGGGTGCTTGAGATTATGCAGATATTGCCCACCAATTTTGCTATCTATTCTGTCTGCTAAATCTGGATATTGAGATAACTTTTCTTGCATTTCATAAGCGTGTAAACAATAGCCGTATAACTCGACCATTATTTCTAATGTTGCTTCCGTATTTTGACTGTTCTTTGATAATTGCAAAGTTGATGAATCGATCAATTCCCCCTCAAGCGGTAGTCTAGCTAACAAACTAATCGCATCTACAAACTGACTATCATCAATTTCTTTATAGCTTTTCCCGAAATGAGATTTTAAAGCTGACCATTGCATTATTGCACATTTGGCTTGTTTATCCTTTGGTAATTGCAAAGTACGATTTTTCACAAAGTCTTTGATGAATTGTTGATGTTCTTTTGTTAGCAATATTGGTGTGTCAAGTTTTTCATATTTTCCCGTTTTTCTAATCTGTGGTAATACCTCAGAGGTAACCCACTTTCTAAAACGATATGGAGTAGAATCTTTTTTTACTGCATCACGACAACGTAGGATTAAAGTGTACATTCCACTTTCAGATACGATATTCATTTCTTGCTGTCCACCAAGGGTGTTACTTAAAGTTACACCCTTTTCATCATCATCCAATACTAAAAGAGCTTTACGATTATTTTCAATACCAATCGCATCACAAATATCTTTGGCTACAAACCAAGGCTCGCCATTAATAGAGACAATACGAATTGATGCTTCGCCAAAGTTGAAATTAGAAACGTTTTGAATTTCTTTTGATAAAGTAGTATTATTGTTCATAGAGATATCCTTTTGGTTTGGGATTATTTCTTCACAAGCCTCAACTGTTGCCGCTATTGAGGCTTTTCTATTATTGAGCATTTGCTTTGTCATTTCGCATACTCTCTTCCAAACAACGCTGTAATTCACGAGTTACAGAGCGATAATTTTTTTTAGCTGAGCTTTTTTCGTCGATCAACATGACGAATCCAATAGCGCCACATCTCTTTTGCTAATTTTTCAGGAGACATTTTCATTTCTGGATCAATTTTAGAGGTAAATATGCGGATAAAAAATCCCGCATCAACAAAAATAGCTACTTTTCTCTTCATACAAAATCCTATATTACACATAATAAAAAAGCCTAAGGGTCATCTATTTCGGAATAGTGAAACGACTCGCCAAAGGCTGGATGTAAAAAACATAATAAGTATCGTCATTATGTTTATTGGTGCCAAGCATAACAACTTCAGTTTTTAAATGCAATATATGAATCTATTTTTTCAATAGTTATTTTATCTCTGTAATATCAAAAGCTCATCATTAAGATGAGCTTCCTTGCTATGTAGAGTATGTTAAACTACTTTTAATCGTCATACAATAAAAGTTGTGTGATCTAATTCACAAATCTAATACTAGAAAATTTACTTGCTGAATTTCTTGATACCTGCACTATCCAAGAAATAGCAACTCTAGTTCAATAAGCACACCAAAAGCTGCTTGAGGTTTCCCGCAAGCCGTTGAAGTATGGTTTTTGTTATTTTTACTTTTTCACGATCATTTCGCTGTTCGCGCCGCAATAATGCCCGTCACAATCCGCGCCTAAATCCAATTCATACGCACACCACAACAAGCCGATCATCATTAAAATTTTGAACATCATTTCACCTTTTTGCTGAATTTTGGGTGTAGAAAACCGCCTCACGTTTTCGTGAGGTGAAGCGGTTTATTTTGATTACGTGATTAGAAGTGACCTAATCGCTTCGGTTGTGGTTGTTCGTCAAGCAGGCTTAACATTCCTTTAATGAACATAATGCGTTCACTTTTGGCTTGAACATATTTTCTCGCTTTGGTTAAAGCGTTTTCGGTTGGCATATTGAGGTTATAGAGATAATGCCCACCAATAAATTTATCTATATCTTTGCCAAGATGTGGGTATTCCTTGCGGATTTTTACGCCCATTTCATACGCACCGTTAAGTGAGTGGTACAGGTTAGCGATAATGCGGATGGCTTCTTCGTCTGCTTCGGCTTCAGCAAGGGGTAACGGTTGTTGTTTTGGTTTATTCCAATAATCAAACAACGCCTGATAGCATTCTCTTTTGTAGGTGATGAGTGTTTCTCTGATTTCAGGTTTCACCCTTTTTACATCAATGCCAAATAGCCAGCCGTTGAGGTATTGGATTGGGAGGCATAATGTTTGTTGTTCGCCACCATTTGAAGGTGTTGTTATAATGACCATACCTTGAGAAAGAACTTCATCACGCTTAATTCTTTCATATTGAGCATTCCACGCTAAACCAATATTTTCACAGATCGGTTTCATCGCAACGTAATAAATACCATTTTGTTCGAATGTAGTTAAAGTGCGGTTATAAAATTGGATTGTTTGAAGTTGAGTTTGAATTGACATAATAGCCTCTGTAATTTTCGAAATTTTGCTAGCCAATTAAAGGTGTTCTTATAACACGAATACCTTTTGAAATTGGCGATCGAGCGGTTCGAAAGCCTACAGCAGGCTGGAGTTATTCCCCTTTCGGGTATTGTATTCCTCACCCACTCGATCATAGATTGAAATTACCATTTTTGTCCAAACTTGGCTGAGAAAAAGGAGAAACACCAAAATTTAGATACAAAAAAACCGCAATGGATTTAGGTCTTGCGGAACTGACCGCTGTAAGGTTTCGACACCTGTGAGGTAAATATTACTCTAGCTATTTCTCAACGTCAATATAAATTCAGCAATGGCTGTTAATAAATTTGGCGTAAGCCAGCTCATCGCAAAAATAAACCCTAAAATCACAACCACATAAGCAAAAGTTCGAGCTTTTTCAGATTTATCAATCACTTCTAGCATTTTACAAATCCCCTCTACTAGGTTAAAATCTATCTGCATTAGTGGTTCTCCATTAATGTTATAATAACGTAGATTAAGAATGAAAAACCCCGAACATTGCGAGTGTTCGGGGTTTGTTTTATCTCTGTGCCAAAAACATTTCGCTACCATCATCAAAATCTTGGCTATTTTCCACCGCACTTTGTTCTGCAAAAAACGGCATAAACTCGGTGAGTTTTGGGCTGTCTTTTTTCGGATCGCTGTTAATCGCCGCTAAAAGATAGGCAATTTGTGCGGTGCGGTAATCTTCACGCCATAAGCCAAAAGGCTGTTCTCGGTAGAATTGTTCATATTCTTGCAAGTGGCTTTCAGGCATTGCTTCGATTTCTGATAGCGTTTTGCCCAACGCAAGGGATAAGGTTAATTGGAACTTGCGTCGGGCAGTGAGTTTTTTGGGGTATCGGCATTTTCGGCTTGATTAAAGGCGGTGAGTACGCTGTCATCAAGGGTTAAAATGGCTTCTAAATCTTCGATATCGTCAGGATCGAACAAGTTATTGCCTTTTTCATCGCATAATTTAATAGCAAGATTGCGCGCAAGGCGGTATTTATCGGCAATAGGTTCAAGTTGCTTAGCTAGTGCGTCTTCATCATTCAGATTCAACTCAATGCCTTGTGCCACTGCCTGTGCTTTCAACCAATTTTGATATTCAAACACTTCACGGTTTACATCACCCACAGTAAAAGAGCGGATATAGTAAATGTTGCCGTTGAGTTCAAAGGGTTTCAATGTGGGTTTAATCGCAAGTAAGGTTGCTTTAGTGCCTTTGTTCATTGTTGATTTCCTTAAAATGTTTATAAAAAACACCGCACTTTTTATCGTGCGGTGAGTTGATTATGCGACTGGTAATAAATAATCCCGTTTGGATTGTTTAATGGTGACGCCTGACTCAAACTTGCCTTTGACTTCACCACTGATATTGGTACTGGTTTGAATAAAGCCTGTGCCATAGAGCGATCCTTGATTGTTTTTGAACACAATCAAATAGGGGAACGTTTCTTTGCCGTAGAACTTCTTGCGTAAATCCGCTTGCATTGCGGTGGCAGGCGCCCAGAAGAAAGTGAGTTTGACGTTGCCGAACTCAATATCGCCCGGTTCGGTTTCTGTTCCCTCACTGCACATTGTGGTCACATCTTCTTCTGTCAGTGTGTCGCCGTCTTTTTCAATGTTTTTAATGGCGCAAAAGTTAGATGACCACTGCACTTTTTCCAATTGTGCTTGACCGAAATTGGTCGGTTTATCCTGTGTTGACCAATCAACCTCATCCGCTAAGGTGATCACATCAGTTTGTACCGACTTCACCGGATAATAACCGTCTAATGCGCCTAATCCGCTTATTTTGATACAATCTCCGGCTTTCACACCGTGTCCGGTAGCGGTAATGGTGGCATTGGGGCTAATACTACAAGCAGTAATCGCCTTTTTCGTTTCTAAGCCAATGCCGATATAAAATTTTGTGCCTTGGAAAGGCGTAGTTTGTGTGGCCATTATTCCTCCTGCCCATAAGTAATTTGATATTGTAAGTTCGCAATATACCAAGTGCGTTTTTGTGCATCTTGTTCATAGTGATACCCAGTTAAATAGCATTGTTGCAAGGTATCGAGATCGTCATCATCAAAGGCTTCTGCCAGATATTGAACGATTTGCTCAGCCAGCTCGTCGAGCGGAGCTTCACCTTGGGTTGAACGTTGATAAATGGCAATATTTAAGATTGCCTCCCACTCACCACCACATAATCCCGTTGGCTCGCTTTGTGCATCATCAATAAAAACCGCTAGCGTGGTTGGTTCGTTGTCTAAGTCAATAAAGGTGGGGCGTCCTGCCCAAACCTTGATAGTCGGATCTAGAGATTGCAGTAACTCAGCAATTTGCTCTCGGATTGCTTTATGAATCAGCATTTTTTCTCCTTAAGAAAAAACCGCACTTAAGCGGCCTTTCAGTTCTTTCTGTAATTCGGTGGGATAATCTTTGAGGGCTTGTTGGTAAGCTGCGGTCAATGGCTGACGTAGTGGAATTTTCACCACATCAATGGAATAGCGCGCCCGCCCTGCTCTTTGCATCACGTGCGTACGCCCATTAGCAAGGGTTTGGATAAAACCACGTTGTACTGCGTATTTCCCTACCATAATTGCCCCACGCCCTTCCCACACCCGATTCGCTTTGCGCTCTAACAGGCGAATTAGCGGTAGTGGCGATACATTAACGCGCAACTGCGCACGCAGTTTTGTGGCGGTTGCACGTTGATGTTTGCCTTGCCTTGTTCTGCCTTTTAAGGTTTTCACCGGCACACCAATCTCTTTAGCAACAACTCTGGTGGCTTGATTGCGCGCTTTTGTTGCCAAATGATTGATGGTTTTTGCCGCTTGGCGGTTGAGCTGCTTCACCACCTTATTCGCATTTCGTCGGATTAAAGCAAGATCTTGGTCTAACGTCATTATTTACTCCAGTTGCAAAATAATCAGTTGATCCACCAGCTCAAAGGCTTTAACCAAAAACTGCTTATCGCCTTGTTCCGCACTATCGCCCACACATGGACGATAGCCGCTTTCTTTAAACAGTGTTAATGTGCGCTTGGTGCCGTTCACCCGATATTCTTCGTTGTACTGCAACATTCCTTCAAAGCGTTGCGGCACTTCATCGTAAGTGGCAGGATAAATGACACCGTCAATCAGCCAAGGCGACATCATAATATCTGTTATCGCCTTGTCTGCTTGTGCTAAAGCCTGTTCAAACGGGTTAAGCATTGATTTTCACATCAACTTGTTCAGATGATGTGCCTGAGTCAGTCCACGCAATACCAAGGCGTTTGTTACTGGCTGCGGTTTTGGTTGCACCATCTGCATCAGACCAATACAGTACATCGCCTTGTTTGATGTCATCGGCTTGTTTTGCTTTCACTCGCCATACACCACCCACAATTCCTGTGCCAGTTGCTTTGTTTGCCACATCGGTAACGGCAACCGCAATCAGATCTTGTAAGACCACAACATCGCCGCTTTTCACATTTTTTGTGGCGACAAAATCAATGGTGTCGCCGTTTTGAATAAAATTTTTCGCCATAATAAGCTCCTGTTAAATAAATACTTTTAGAAAAAATGATAATCCCACTAGGAAAATCCCCACTGCGGCGATTATTGCGGATAGCGCATAACGCTTTCCAACGATACCTGCGTCAATTTCGTTCATTTTTCCCTCTACCTTAATTTGATGTTTTGGGTTATACTTAATCACGTTTATTCCTTGTGAGTTAAGGGCTAAACAAAAACCCCAGTTACCGTAAATAACTGGGGTTTATTTTTTGCTGGAAATTAGCTGTTCGTTACACGCACAATACCACGGTGATCCAACACATTTACCCCAGCATCAATGCGCACTTTGGTGGTTACACCGTCCACAGTAAAGCCGGTTTGTTGGTCAATAAACGGCTGTTCAACGCCATTGAGATAAGAGACTTCAATTGCATCTTTATTGAGCAAGTACCAAATTTTCGCATTCTCTGCTTGTAAGCGTTGCGATTTGGTAACCGGTACCACATCTTTTAATGGATTGATAATGCCAGCATTAATATCCGCTCCTTCCACCGAACTTGAACCAAGGATTTGTTTTGCTCGGGTATAAAGCGAGGTTGGGGCAAGCAAGACATCAGGTTCAATGGCAAGTTGTTTACCATCAAAAGATTTTTGTGCGTTCATTAATTGGATGGCTTTATCAATGTGAGCCAAATCCATTGCACCACTGGTTACGGTGTTTTTATGTGCAGCATCATAAAGTTTTTTACCGTCATAACTCATTACAGGGTCGCCAAAGAGCTGAGCAAATACTAAATCAGCAATGGTCGCACGTGCCGCTTGTCCAAGTTTATAAGGCACTTGGGTGAGCATATGCATATCATCATTAATGATAAGTTGGCGTGTGAGGCTGAATAATGCACCATAAGTGGCAAGCGAAACGTGCATACCAGTATCACCAAGGGTCACATAAGTATATTCTGCCCCTTCGCGAACTTGAGGCAGGCTTTCAAAGCTACCTAAGCCCACACGATAAGCAGGGCGGAAATCGGTAAGCGTACCTTTATGCGTCCATTGTTCAAAGTTTTCGGTGCTTTCTGCCCAACCTTTTAATACGGATTTATGTGCAACATCAATCAAAATCTGCCCAAAATCAGAGGTGGAATGAGTAAATGCCATTCCCACCATCTGCATTGCATTCATTCCGGCAATACCTACACCACGATCGACCAACGATGCGCGCGCCAATTCGCGCAAAGTCATTGAATTGTAGGCGTTGTCTTGTTCGGCTTTTTCAAAACCTGCACGAGCAAGCAAAGAGGCTTTCACGCTATCACCAACAATATTGCCGTTGTCAACGTGAATATGATTTTGCGGTACGCTTGGCGTGGTGTTTTCACCGAGTTTCGCCAATAATTTATCTTTGGCTTGCTCTGCGCTGATGGTGACATCACCTAAGCACTCCACCAGCAAATCATTAAATTGCCCATTGAATGGGGCAAATACCGCCTTGATTGCGGTATTTCGTTGTGCCATTTGCGCTTGCACTTGTGCGGTATTATCTACCGTTTGCACCGCTGGCTTTTCGTGCGCTTGGGGTTGTTCCGGGTTTTGTTCTGGTGCCACGTTCTGATTTTTTGCGTTGCCTTGTGGCTTCAACAACATATTTTTAATTTCATTAGGCATATTGGTAAAATCCTCTATTTTTTTCGATTGAATGGAAGCCATCGCCACAAGGGGTTCGGCCAGTTTGTCAGCGAAACCCAGCTCAACGCATTCTTTGCCGGTAAGCCAAGTTTCCACAGCGAGCATTGCCGCTAATTCATCTTCGGATTTGCCTGTTTTTGCGATGTACGCCATCAATAACGTACTTTCCACTTTATCCAACAAATCCGCATATTTACGCAGTTCTTCTGCATCACCGCCTTGAATGCCCCAAGGCTTATGGATCATTAGCATTGCGTTTTCAGGCATAATCACTTCATCGCCTGCCATTGCGATAACTGAAGCCATAGATGCAGCAAGACCGTCAATATAGACGGTCTTATTTGCGGGGTGATTTTTCAGTAAGTTATAAATGGCAATGCCGTCAAACACATCACCGCCGGGCGAATGAATATGGAGATTGATTTGCCGCACGTTGCCAATCTCTTTTAATTCATTGGCAAATTGCTGCGCCGAAACGCCCCAAAATCCAATTTCATCATAAATAAAAACCTCCGCACTTTGATTGGCGGAGGCTTTAATGGAGTACCAGCTTTTCATTAAAATGACCTATTTTGTCCAAAATTGATATAAATAAACCCCTATCGGTATCCCTAACATTCCAACTGCAATATTGCCCCAGTCATAATTAAATAATATTTCCTTTGCATAACATAAAATTAACAATGATAAAATCATATGGATGATTATCATCATTAAATACGACAACAAAAATCGGAGCAGCCATTTGCTTTTTTGACTTCGCTGAAATCGGTGTTTAACAAATGCAACTCCACCGACTAAAACACTCCAGGAAATAATTGAAAGCAAAATACTTTGTCCCGAGAAAGGAAGAAAAAGATAATGGGTAAATAGATAAAAATAAAAACAGAATGAGAGAAATATCCATACAAAGGCAAACATAAAATATCCTACTGTTTGAGGTTCAGGTAATCCGTTTGGCTAATTTCAACTGAAACAGGTTCAGTCCATTTGCCATTAATATCATAGCTATCACCATCTGGATTCCATTCCCCTGGAATTAAGTTGAAAGTATCATAAGGATCAGTAAATTTATCATAGAATTTATAACTAATCTCACCCTTTAGATAAAATTTACCATTTTCACTTACTGCATTCCCTGAGAATTGACCTTCAATAATTGCTCCGCCAATTGCCCATAAAGGATTATTAATAGCTAACGCTCCTACATTCTGACGAAAAGAATAGGTATTACGAAAAGATTTCCTGTTATTTTTGATGATCTGTTGAATAAAATCCCCTTGAACACTGTGACCATTTTGTTTCCCAAGTTGATTTGGTGTTTTTACCAAAGACTTAACTTTTTCAAATAGCCCTAACTGTTGCAAAGTTACCGCATTTCCTTTTCCTGACCAATAATGCTTCATCATATCAAAGGAAGTGACCGGTTCATTTCTGTCTAGTAAAAGAATATTATTGGTTTTTTGCAGATGTCTCTCTAATTCAATCTCTAATTTAGAATGTAATTTTCGAGAATACCGAGATAATTCTGATAAGCAGTCATTTAATAGAATAAGTTCGTCAATAAATTCCTGCTTACTGTTTATCTCCTCTATTTTGTATTTTGAAACATAATGTAGCCATAACCTAGCACTCCCTGTTATAGAAAGAATTAAATCCCAATCTTTAGGATGTACCTTTGTTAATCCAAAACGAGGTTTATTATCATTTTCTGCTTTTTGTGCAATTTGCTCTTTTTCTAAATAAGTATTTCTTAAATCATTTAATCTATTCTGATAATTAAATATCAAAACTCTAAGTGACTTAACTTTTTCAAGCTCTTCTTTTGTCATCCACTCAGCATAAAATTTAGCTAATTTATCTAGATCATCTAAAACAACATAAGCACTTGTAAAGCTGATAGTGTTAGATTCAATCTCTTTCAATTTTTTATCTACATCATAGGCAGTATTTTTTAACCCTGAGTAGCTAATAATTTTTCTGCTATCGTAGGCAATCCGACGAGAAAAATAATAATAATTTTGTCTTTGAATTTCCGTTATTGGATCTATCGTCGGAAACGCAACAGGATTAACCGGAATAATTGGATCAGGTTCAGGTATTACAATAATCGGATCTAACATATCTTCATTAGTGTTCATAAAATGCTCCTTTAATATTAATATTTAACTTTCTTCATTATCTGTATTGCTCATTTTTTTATCGTGCTTTTGTCCCTCCTTACAATTCGTCAAATCGGTATCAAATTTAAGCCCTGCTTGTTTATTTTCTTGCACTTCAACAATCCGTTGCCGTTTCACTTCTGCTGGGTTATTACCACTGGCTCGAATAGCCTGCCCTTCGGTAGCTAAACCACCTTTAATCCGCTCTTTCCACGCATTCGCCTCTTTAATTGGGTCAATCCACGGCATTACTGGGCCAGAATAAACCGCATTAAAGAGTGAATCGGGATCGACATCAGAGGGAACTTGAATGGCTTGTGCGGCAATCGCCATTTTGAGCCATTCTCGGTAAATCGGACGAGAGATTGCCGCTACAAAGGTATCTTGCAACACCGCATAGCCTTCAAAACTTTCTACTAATTCTTGCCGTTGCGCGGAATAGGTACCGTTATAATCTCGGGCAATGCTGGAATAACTGGAACGTGTGCCAGCCGCGGTGGCGCGTAATTGCCCATTGCGGAAACTCTCTAAATTGGTGTTCGGGCGATTGGAATTAATTAAGCCAATATCTTCACCCGGTTTTAGATCATCTATGACCGCACCGGGTGCAATGTCAAATAACCGTTCTCCGCTCTCGCTTGTTTCATCTGTATCATAAAGTTGTGCGTCACCTTTTTTAATATACAGCGTCATTGCGGCAGCAATACGTGCGGCAACACGTTCGCTTTCTTCGTACTCTTTCAGATCAGCAAGGCGGACAATCACCCCGTGCAACATACTCACACCACGGATTTGATGTAATCGCTTACGAAAAGCCAAGTGCAACATATTTTCTGCCGAGATGGTTTTGACTTTGTCGTAAAATTTCCCCGACTCTTGCGGATTATCTAAATAAACTTGATAACCGGTAGGTTTACGCCACGCATTGAGATAAACTCCTTGTAGCAAATTTTCTTTTGCCACATCAGTATTCATTGGCACAAAATCTGGTTCTAAGGCCTCTAATGAAAACGGCACCTGAGAAGCGTGAACCAAGCTCGGTACTTTTCCCTTCACCAGCTGAACGAACACCTCGCCATCACGCAACCACGTGCGTAATAACATTCTTTCTAGAGCAGGGCGGGTATAAAGCCCAGTCACTTCAGGCTTGATAGACCATTCTGCCCATAATTTGCGGATTTGTTCCGCCAGCCCTTTGTGGACATCACCATTTTTCGTTAGGGGCTGTGGTTCGATATGAATGCCTTTTGAACCAATCACCCGTTCTTCGAGTTTGTCCAAAATGCCGATCACAATATCGTGATTTTGGTCTAATGCACGGGCTTGTTCACGCAGACTGACCGCACTTTGCTGTACATTAGTATTTGCGCCCAGCCCATCTCGACTAGCTTTATGGGTTCGACTGGGCAATGCGGCTTCATAGGTATTAAGCACATAACGGCTTTTAGAGCGTTTTGCCGCCCATTGTGGTGACAGTGTTGCAATCGTTTTTTCTAAAAAGTTCATTAAATAAACCTCGCATACTTAAATCTATGCTTTTTCACTTTCTGCCCACTTGTTGCTAACATTTCATCTAACATTACTTGATACCGATCACGTTGTTTGGTCAATTCGCTGATTTGCCAAGAAACTGAGCGACCATTGAAGCTCACTTGGCTTTGTGCGGTTTCTATTTTTTCATCAAGCAAGCGAATTTTTTGTTTAAGTTCTTCAATGGTATAAAGACTCATAACCATCCTCCTTTGCGATAGTTTTTTCCTGTTAGCCATTGTGTTTTAGTTTTAGATTGTGATTGCCTTCGAACCTTGTCATTTTCAATCACACTTTGTGAACTTTCTTTTATAATAATTGGTGTATCTCGAATAATATTCGGGTTAATTTCGGGTAATTTCGCCCAATCAGGCACTTGCTTTTCATCACCCCATTTGATCCGTTCATACCCCCGTAAAATGGCGATAGCATGAGCATAACAAAATAAGTCAAAGGCTTCGTTATTGCCTTTACCCGGCTTACGCCATTTGCCATCAGGACCGCGCTCCTCATAAACCAATTCATCAAAAAACCATTCGCCTATCCAACTTGGGAAATGTATATAATTTGTCCCTTCTGTTTGACGTGCTAAAGCATTATTAATACGATCTTTAAGATAATCGGTTTGTAATAAATACAATGGCACATCACCTCGTGCCGAAGCGTGTCGATCTGAACGACTAGTATTATCGGGATAAGTTTTCGTAATCAATTTTTGTCGCTTAGTGCTATCTCCTTTCACCAAATAGACTTTCTTGGCAAGTCCTTCTCTGCGACATTTTCGCCAAAATTTATAGGCATTATCTGTTACACCTTCTTCACCCCCGCTATCTACTGCCATTGCTAAAATTGGCATTTGGTATTGTGGGTTACTCGCAAGCGGGTAGTGTTTAGATAAGACATCTGTAATTAAAATTGCCCAATCATCAGGATTGCGAGGATCGATTTTTTCAATTACACCATCGCTATCTGGTAATGTATGAGAAATATTGTAGCGATCGATTAACCAACGTTCGCCATTTTCACCATAACCAACAATTTGCACCACAAATCGACGATTCCGTCCACCTTGTACATCTACTGCAGCAATCAAGAAACGACATTGATCTGGAACACTTTTCTCATCACACTGTTCTCTGCGTTCCATTAATTCATCTGTTCGGCGTTGTTCTAACGCTGAACGTGGTAGATAAGGTAATCCCCAGTCAGTGTTGATAACTGCTTTGAGCGTTTCTTCACTGCCTGTTAATTCATATTCCTGTTCGGCATTGAGGAGCTTATAGGTTAGCTGTGCCCACGTTTGATACGCAGCAGCTGGTCCTTCAAGCCAAAAAGAGGCAATACGTGATTTACGCCCTTCACCGTGAATGTTGCCTTGTTTGTCAATGCGTTGCCCTTCTTTTAGCCATACACCACGAATATTCAGATCTCGCTTCATTTCGGGGGAGATCAAATGTTGGCAATGTGGACATTGTAAGCGGGCATTTTCACTGGCTTTAACAAAATCCTCGTTATCACGAAAGCCCACCATATTCGCCATTGAGGGCTCAAAATACGCTTCGCATTCAGGGCATTGCCAATAAAACCGACGGCGGTCACCTCGATTGTACAGACTTAAAATACCGGTGGTCGGTGGCGCTTCGTGCGTTGATTTAGGTTGATGTTTTATATCAACAATGTCTTTGCCTGGTGAGCTTTCCACTAAGGTCATTCCTGCAGACATAAAGGTTGTGGTTCGCTTGCTCGCAAGAGAGAAACCATCACCTTCACCATCAATATCTTCTGGCCAACGGTCGTAATCCGTTAAAGCTACATATTTGTAATCTGATGAAGATAATACATTGATTGATGGCCAGCCAATTTTAAGCAAATTCCCAGCACGAAAATATTTATCGTGCACGTTGTTGTCGTTTTTGCGCGGACTAAGCCGTTTCGCAATTTCAGGTGAACAACGGAATGTACGATCTAGTCTTTTTCGACTGTGTTCGCTTGCCTTTTCTTGGGTAAGTTGTACGAGTAAAAAATCAGACGGATCACAAATAATTGAATAACTTATCCAACCATCAATCAAGCCAATGGTTTTGCCTGTTCGCGCAGGGCCTACAAAAATCACCGCATCATATTCACGAGAGCTTAGGCAGTCCATTGGTTCTAGGATATAAGCAGCGGTATGTTTATCCCATTTTACGGAGTTTCCGCCACCAATTGGTACGCGCATATATTCTGCCACTGCTTCGGAAACTTTCATTCGTCTCGGAGCTTTTATTGCGTTAGCAATATCTCGGCGAATATCTTTTGCTGATGCAAACATTACTCTTCCTTATGTTCAGTCTCTTGAATATGCAATGCCATTTGATCTCGAATATCATCAATAATTTGTTGCACTCTTATCAAGGCACTAGGAGATAAACCCGCATCTCTTTCTAAAATATCAGGTAAAGTTTCAAGTTGTTGTATTACCGCTTTCGCTAAAATACTCATTTCTTGGGCGACCTCATAAGCAGGGATAAGCTCGCCAGTTTCTCGCTCATATTTCAGCCGTTCGTTCTCTGCTTGCCAAAATGCACGTCTATCATTCGGTGACATTGCATCGACATCTGCCGTCATCTTTTCTTGCAACCCCAGCCGTATCAAATCTGCAAGGGGGTAGAGCTTTAATTTGCTATTGCTTCCTGCACTTGGGGTTAAAGCCGCAACGCGTTGAGATACCGTCTGGCGGTGCATTCCCGTGATTTCGGCGATCTGATTAATATTCAATTTAAGATCAAATAAATTTTCCATAATCACAAAAATCCAAAAAACGAAATGCTTAATAAATGTTCAAGAAACTTAAAAGATGATGATGCCTAGAAATGCAAAAAACTGCCGAAAACCGCGAGCCCGCAACCCCGTGGAAAGCCACACCCCGCTGGGAGTACCTTTTAATGTTGCGCGTGTTCAGTCTGCCACTCCCTAATCCTATCTATTCGATTTAAACAAACATCACGCTCACGCTTGAGTATCACCGCATACTGCGCGACATCACCATAGCTTTGCCCTTTGAAATGCGTTTTATCAAGATAAGTTAAATACGCAGGCGGAACAGGCGAACAAGCACATTGAACAAGCTCACTGCTGCAAGAACTCAATAACAGACTGAGGAGCGTTGTGCCGATAACAATCACTGTTTTTTTCGACTGTCGATATATTTTTAATAATCTCATCTGATTGACTCCTTGCCTCTGACTCTTGCTTACTCAATTCCAATGCTAATTGTTGATTGATTAGAGCATCCGTTTTTAACCGCTCAATCGTTCTGCTTTGCATTGCGATCGTGTTTGATTGCTTAGCCATCTCGGCTTTTAAAGATTTAATAAAATAGTATTGATAGACGACACTGACAAATAACAACGCCATACTCGCTATCACAAATAACCCTTTATTTGTTGTGAACATCTCTCACCTGTCCGGATATGCTTTGCGACTTAACTGAAAGTGAGGGCCATCATAAAATGAACGCCAATCACCGCCCCACTCAACCTCAATATGCAAACGTTTACCGATTGCTTTCACCAATTCCGCCAGCGCTTTAAATTTTGCCTTGTTATTCCAATCGATCACCGTTTTACCGTTCTCGACTGTAACCGGTGCCAAATCAACGGCGTGGCCAGTTAAATGACGACTATTCATCGTCTTACTTGCACCGCTTTTCACCAACGCGGCTTGTCGTGCTTTACTGCGCTTACCTTCCACCACCATAAAATCAAACGTTGATTCCGCAATAGCAGTCCGCACCACCTTAACCAAATCAGGATGCACACCAACCAAACGCATTTCACTGGTAGTAGAAAATTTAAATCTGCTCATCTTTATTCACTCGCTTTTTAATTGCTTGCATCAAATACTCACGGATTTTCTCCGCACCAATAAAACCAAACATTCCCCCGACAAAAGAGGCTAAACTCTCCGGAAAACCAAGATGATCAAGCAATGACATACAAGACAACGTCAATGCACCACAAATCGCACCATCCAACATCCGCTGCCGATAACTGGTCTTTTGCCGTAAAAATGCCGCGCGTAACAACGACATAAAAAAAGCCATCACAAATCCTGTGATGGCATTGTAATTTTGCTGAATGTATGCCCAAACAATGAGCCACACATTCGGATCTTTTTCAGGCATTTTCAT